GATACTTTCTAATGTCAGCGGTATTTATCTGAACAGTTGGCTTATTCATAAACTTAGAGAACGAATTTAATTCAATTTGATATCCATTCAATGTTTTTTTAGATAACCCCTCTACTGTTCTGGCAGATAAAAACATTGCGATACTTTCTTTTAAGTCATTTTCGATACTATTTTGAGATTTTCTATTGATATCATAGTTGCTTGTTACTTCTTCAAGCCGTAAAGATAATTTCGTTAAGTCAATCTCAGGAGAAAGTGTACTAATCACTACGGATAAATCATTCATCAACCTTCTGGTATCGTTTGTTTGTTCTGTTATCATTTCCTCATCTCCATTTGATACGAAAATCGTTTCATGAATTAATGATACGATGATACTATTGATACGTAAATAGTATAATGTTACTATTTACGTATCATGAAAAAGGAGATGTTTTAATGATAATTATTAAACTAAACGATATTTTGAAACAGAGAAATATATCTCACCGGGAACTGTCAAGATTAACGGGAATTAGACAACCTACCATAAGTGAAATGTGCGCGAACAAATCAAAGTCATTACCAGTTGAAAATTTAGATATGATTTGTAACACTTTAGAATGCGATTTAACTGATATTATTGAGCATAAAAAAGATGATCCCAGCTGCTAAAAAGCTGGGATTTTTTTGTTTTATAAACTTTTAATTACCGCATAATTTCATCAAACTGTGAGTTATTACTCACTGTGCAGTTGAGTCCGATTATTCGTTAAGAAACAGCTTCAATTTTGAAATTATCAAATCGTGATCCTGTGTCATTAAATACTCTAAATCCGTGCTTTGTAGCCGTTTGATTAAATGTATTAGTTACACTAATTCTTTCCGTTCCGTCTAGAGATACTTTTATACTGCTACCATTCGCTATAACTTTTATAGCATAGGTTGTTCCAACCACAGGTGTAAATAAATACTCACCTAATAATTCATTTGTGCTAATTGTGAATTTATATAATTTAAGTCCGGTCGAGTTAATGTATGCCGCGAGTAGGTCAGTTCCATTAACTCTAAATGCGATTCCTGTGCTAGTATTCCATGTCCCGTCAACAGAAATAGTTACATCAGATTCACCTGAATCGATAACTGCTATAGCGTCTGTGCCGTTAGGGTTAGAAGCATATGCCTTATTCCCACTAATGCCCCATGTGCCTTTTTGAGATACCCACGCTTGCCCTGTAGTTGCTACTCCAAGTGACGTTGTGGAATCAATGCGATTAAAATCATCTGTAATAGCATCGAAAGTCCAATTCCATGCACCAACAAACGAACCTATCCAATGCTTCCCATTGTCAAAAGTTCTAAAGTTTAAAATATATTTATTTTTAGCTGTAAAAGTGGGTGCAGTTCCGTTTTGCCACACTACTGAACTAGGGAATGTGATAGCAGCTCCTTGTACATAATCTAAAAAGATGGTTACATCTGAATGCGATTCCTCAAAAGCCGGAATATTGGAGAATTGTAATGTTTTAGCCGTTGTATTTTCAGTTTTGATTGAAAATACTCGCATACCATTATTTAAATCAATATCAAAAATATTAGCATTCGAAACGATATTTCTATATTTTTCATCTATTTTCAACGATCCATTAGAAAACATATCAGCAAATTCAATAAACACGTTAGAGTACCATTCGGTTGCTCTCGTCATTTCTGCGGAATCTGCTAACGTTGCGCTGAAATTCCCTGTTGCAAATTCTAACGTTGCACTTGGTATTCCTCTGACAATTTCAACATAGTTTGATGTGTTAGAGTTGTCATTATCAGGATACCTAGTTTGTAATGACTTTGAATAATTTTTATTCCACGAATTAATTAAATAATCTTGTAGGGTATGCAACTGCTCATTAAGTAAAGAATTAGGTTTAACATAGCAATAACCACCATATAAACCTGCTTCTGAATATCCTTGTGGAACAGTGTGCATATCCAAGTGAAAACTAAACTCCGCGTTATATTTATCAATTGTATTTTTAACCGCTAATGTCTCCTTTTGTGAAAACGGGGTTTCTCCTTGTGAATCACCACCTGTTTCACCCCAAAATACATCATAATTTCGATTAAGGTTAATTCCGTTAGCGTTCAACCGTGTAAAATTAGAGTATCCCCAAGGGTTTACGACAGGAATTACAACGATACGAACCTTATCTCTGATGTATCTTAACCGTTTATTCGTTAAGTTACTGTCATAGATTTCTTTTAAGAAATAATAGGTTCCCCAGTATCCTTCCGGTTCGTCACCGTGAATACCTGCTGTAATGAAAAAAGTTTGTTCAAAAGCAGGTGGAGTAAAGCAATATTCGTAAATCGGATACGCTCCTGAGGAATCATTTCCTATAGTGGCACGCGTTATGATGTTTGGATACTTACTTCTTAGTGTTTCGTATGTGTTTAAAATAAAATTGGCATACGAATAATTAAGATTTGCACTAGAAATAGTTGGAGTATCCCACCATTGCAGTTTGTTCACTTTTTGTTCCAATTGTGCAGTAAGATCGTTAACTTTTTTCAGCGCTTGCTTTGCTTTTAAATTTGCATAACCACTCATCTAAGCCACCACCCAATCTGTACCGTTAGACATCCACGCCTCCTGCGTATTAACAGCAATATAAATAGCTCCAACAGGAACGGAATTAGCAGCTGGACGTTCTGTTACTGTTGGACCGTAATATTCCATTTTAGTAAAAAAATCTGCGATATTTATTTCGGATCCGTCTTCTTTAATCAATCGCCCACTTCTAGGAGCATACTTATTAATGTCAGCCATGTTAATTCCCCCTAATTTAAAATTAAAAGCCGCCAAAAGAGGCAGCTTATTTTGAATCAGAAAACCCTTTTCCAACAGAAGGATTTGAGATTACACCGGCACCAATTAGAATGGATAAGACAATATCTACATATGGCTCTGTTTCGCTTGGGGAGATGTTAAATAAATCATTTAATAACATAACTGCTAATGAACCTAAAGACACCCATAATCCGTAATTTTTCCACTTTTTCATTTTAATTAGCCTCCTTTTTTACTCCGCTGAACAATGTTTTGATCTGTTCCTCGTGCCTTGTCTTGCTTTCCTTCAACACATCAATTTCTTTTTCAATCAAATCAATTTTCCGATCAGTGCTCAGCTTGAAATCTTTCAATGTTTCATTTAATGAGTTAATCGATTTTTGCAATGGCTCAATCACAATCTTTTTAAATAAAAAAATGGCGATACCGCCAATAAATGAAATAATTGTTATTACCCAGGTCATCTCTTGCAAAGGCATTACCCCACCCCTTTTGGACATAAAAAATACACCTATGCAGGTGTTGTAGTAGTTGTTGTTACTTGTGCTTTTAAAGCTTCAACTTCTTGTTTTAATTCAGCTATTTGATCAGTTAACGGCTTTACGTAAACAGGATCTTGTGGCACCGGATTGGCCGGATTAGGATAGCTAAACTCTATGGCCGAAGTTGTTGCATTTACTCTATATCCATTACATGTTGAGAAATCTTGAGCGTACTCCCCATATTTCAGTTCTATAAAATCATAAGATTCTACAGACCTTCCTTTTAATATGTCAAATGCGGCAACATCCTCTTCTTCTGTTGTTTGCCTGACTAATCCCACTCGTTCATAAGTATCTACTAAAACATTTCCGGTCGCTTTATCGTAATAGATTTTTCTGCCAACAAAATTAATGATAATCACCCCCATACTTCCCAAGTGTATTGGCCGTAAGATTCTTTTACTGGTAACGTAAAACCTGTTGCAGTTACAATGGCTAAATTACTACCTTGGTTATATGGAACTCCTGTCGTTTTATGTTGGACAATTACAGTTAAATCTGATGAAGGATCTTCCATCCCAGACATGTAGTTATAATTTCCGATTATATTTTTTTGGTAGTTTCCCCAAGTGTAAAATGATGAAGGATTAACAGCCGTTCCTTTATATATCCTTATCAATTTTGGTTGAAACGTTAGCCCTGTCACAACAACCTTCCCTAAACCTGTGAGATATGTCCCGGTTTCATTAGTATAAAAATATCCACTTCCTTGTGATTGACTATTTACCGTACCTGATGCATATCTCATTGGAGCGCCTATACTTTGAATCCCTGCATCAAGTTCTGAAAATGTAGCAATTGTTCCTGCTTTGGAGACTGTACCGCCTTTGGAAATAACAGCAGTCTCGATTAAAATTTTTCCGCTATTTCCAGACGTAAAAAGCTCTTTTAAAACTTCCTCAACATTTGTACTTGTGAAATGATTATCTTCATCAGCAACAGTAATTATATTTGCTGGGTGTGTTGCTGGATGAGTGTAAGTGGAACCTCCTGAGCTTGGCTTATTCCATCCTTCCACGTCATCACCTCCCTACAATTGCTCGATAAGCAGATGATGTGGTTATTTGTAGTGTCGTAAACGGTTCAAACTTCATGGCGAATGTCTCTCCTGCTTTTATTTTAAAACTTAGACTGTTAATTGAAACAATAACGTCTCCTGTACCATCATTAGCCAAGAATAAACCTACACACGCTTTAGAAAATGTCTTGGTAATGTTTGCATTTCCCTCCCACGAATCATAAGCAATGGTTCCTAATGCGTGGGAACTGGCACCGCCAGCCATACCTTTATTCGGCTCATATTTATCTTGGTCCTGATTGTAATACTGCGGAATCGGATTGTTTCCACTGCCATCGTATAAAACCCTTTGGGAATTATAAGGCATGCTTACACCTCCTAATATTGCTTGATTTTACCGATAATCACGCCATTGATTAGCATGACACGTTCCCCTCCTGCTGGAGCAAAGCTTTCAAGATGTTCATATCCTTTTGTACTAATAGCTGTTTCTCCGTCAAATAGCAATTTAGGCTTTCCGCTATTATAGGCAGCGTCTACGGTAGCAAACTGAACATAAATGTTACTCGGCTTATACTTAAATGTGTCAACAAATTGTATTGCATCCATCATATTGAAGCAATCCTCCTAACTGAATGGACCATTTTACCGCCAACTTCAAAGGGGATACTCCAAGATGTTTCAAGGTATTTTCCGTTTCCTATCAATCCGTCAAAATCGATATCCAGCACGTTCAAATAATCGTGAAACGGCATAATAGCAGATTCGAATTTAACGACACCAAACACCTGAGAATCTTCAAAGGCTATTCTTTCCGCATACATGTCTAATGCCTGCTGATCGGGAATGTTATCAATCTCTACCTTTTTTAAGATGGTCCTTCCTCTTGAAATGGTAGAAGTAGGGGACGAAGGATTACTATTGGTATAGGTTGCAACTAAAGGCTGTTTATTGCTTACTGTCCTAACTACAACCCACTTATTAGGCACGTTGTAATAATCTAATTCTTCCTCATAACCCCCAAAAATAACGCTATGACGGTCTGTCATATACGAATAGTCAGCAGGAGCATATAAGGGACTGATATATAAATTTGCTACATAAATTCCATTGGCATCAACGTGTAATTCCTCATATCCGGCTGACACAAGTAATTGATTTATTGCGGATAATTTTTCATCTCCTACCGCAAACTCCAAATCAGATTCTACAGCTTTTGTTGACGCTTGAATGTTATGGTTAGTTATTCCTGATCCTTCTAAAATCTCAATTACCGCGTCTCTCACGCTCGTACCATTCGGGATAAAATGACGTTCTGCAAATTTATCCTCTTGAAGTATAAGACATCCGTCATAGCACGCTACATCACGAATAAAAATCCCGTTTTCTTCCTTCCTTATTGGGGATGTGAGAAGAAACTCGCCTAAGGGAAATTCAATCCAGCCGTTTAACCCTAGCATCTGCTGGTCAAATCTTGCCGGGAAGTTAGAGCTCAAAAATGCAGTGAATGCAGGTGACATTTTACGTTGATCTATATAAAATCGTACAAAAGGTCTAATTCTATCAGATAGAAAATCAATATCTTGATCTTCTATCATTTGAAATTTTGCTGTTCTTTTAATAGCAGCGGCTGAGTCTTGATCAACCGATCCACTCCTTATATTGGTTAAATCTTTTTTGTATACACCGTTTGCAGTCCATAATTCGTACCGGAAATCCACTTGCCTTTTGGAACTGTGTAAAGCTCTTATGATTTCTTCAGTGGTGAAATTTTGTTGGTCTAATCGCATTAAAAAAACACCTCCTTTAAGGTGCTATACATTTTCCACATAATCAATTTTAGTCAGAGATAGTGTTACTGAATAACCTCCCCAACGTTCATCAGTCACCGGATATTCTGTAAATATTCCATGTGATAAACGCCCTCTTCCGTCTCTATAGCAACAAATTTGACCGCTATATACGATTCTATCTAAAGCTTGCTTATCCGCATCATCTAACATTAGCGTAAATTCAATCGTATCATCTTGCATAGTTCCTACCTCAATGACAGGATATTTTCTCCCTTTAAATCGCATGATGGACGATTCAATCCCCCAATTTTTACTTCTGCCATGACCATCTAGTTTAAATTGATACATTGTACTTGCGGGGTCATTAACCAGGTGCAATACAATGCCTCTTACACTTACAACACCTGTAACGATTTCTGAATCCGTATAAACTTCATTTGGTGCGACTGACCTTACAAAATATTCGTGTGTTATGCCATTGGCAGCTGCATAATCGTTAAAAGTACCCGGAGAGCTATCTGATATTTTTACCCATTCATTATCGATCTTTTTATAAATTTCATTTCTAGCGATAAATGGTTGATTACCTGTCGGATATGGATTTGTGTATGAAATGGTAATATATCCACTTCCACTTACAGATGTTACTTGAGCAGGTGCTGGGAATTTATAATCAGTGTTAAATGATTTCTCAGTCGTCCATGCAGACCATAAGCCTTCATTGTTTTTTACCCGAGCTTTAACTTTAAAAGTTGCTAAGTTATCTAAATATTTTTCAAGTCTAGTTGACGTAATAGTCGATTCTACTTCTCCGCTAGTCCATATTACGTTGTCTAACACGGTTAGAACCTCTATTTGATAGTGTGTTTGAATGTAAGAATGCTCCCATGCAACAATAGGTAATGGATCCTCAACTATGGATAGTGGTGCCGTTAATATTGGCGCTGATGGGGTATCCTTCGCAACGAATGTTACAATATCACTGTAAGGTCCAGCCATATCTACGCTGTTGTATGTCGTAACCTGCCATTCAATCGTGCCGAGTGGGAATGTGTTGGATGGAACATCCCAGAACTGCCCCATCCCAGGTTTTTCAACGGTATTCCAAGCTTGATTCCCCTGCAATCTCCATCGCACAGTTGCTCGGCCCTGACGATTGTTTATGCTATTTTGGATGTGCCTCCATGACAATCGATTTTCCAGACTTCGATCAATAACGCCAGTGTCACTTGCTTTAAGGTTAATAGGTTTCAAAGGTGCAACATGCTTGAAAATATAGAAGTTTCCCGACTCTACCCAATCAGAATAGTTATCGTTCCATGAATGGTCCCAAGGCGCATCGTGCTCACTGTTTTTATCAGAAACTCTCATTCTTATTTTTGCTTGGCTAGTTTCGGTAACATCAACAATGTCACTTAAATCAAATTGTGCTGTAGTTTGCTCTCCGTAATAGTTGGTAGCTAAATGTTGCCAGTCACCAGTGCCCGTATTTATTTCAATATCATATGCTAAATCAAGATAATGGCCTTCATATAATTCGTACATTGCCAGAACAATATAATCATTTATTCCTTGGTTCTGCTGTTGTATAGCCATACCTTTCCATACACCTGTTGCTGTGTCATATTCAACTTCGCTTGCATTTACATTTAACTCTGGATAATCGTAGCTGGTGTAAAAATAATTGTAATATTGCATTCTGCGTAATTTAACATCAGTTCTATTGGTTAGAAACGTAATCATAAAAGGCTGATCCCTTAAAAACATGTCATCATAAGGAAATTCTATATACGCATACATTCCATCTTGTTGTAAATAACCAGAATAAGCATGTGTGCCTGGATTATTTATAATAATATTCCATTCTTTTGTAACTTGTGTACCTGTGTATACCTTGAACTGAACATCTTGCCCTAGTGTTATGTTACTATCTAACTTAAGCCATATGCGTTTTATCCTTCCAGCGCTCCACCCGTATCCGCTCAAGTGCGGTGTAGAAAGAGCACCGATCTTATCATAAAAACCAATTTCTTTCCCTGGTTGTAGCGATAATACACCAGCCATGACAGAGTTTGACACATAAGAGTCTAGTGTACTTTTTGATGATATATTGTTGGAGTTGTTGTGTACATTTTCGGCATTATAGCTTCCTAACAATTCCCTATTGTGCATGTACCATTGATCAATACCCTTATTCCATTTAACAGTTAGTACAGGATCTAGGTTTGTTACTTCTTGCCCTGGCATTGGCTCTAATACAATCGGTGGTAGAGGCTTACTTGATTTACCTGTAAGAAAATCAACTTCTTGAGGATATGTCATTCTATCACCCCCTCGCTCTTGTAGTTTGTTTTAATTTGTTAAAGAAATCTCGTACCATGTTCCATTCCTTCATGTTGCTAGGATTAATAGTAAAGTAGACATCGCCATAATTATTTGTTGCTCCACCTGATGTTAATGCGGTAGTGGAAGATCCTCTAAAATCAACTAATTCTCTTCCCTGTTCACCCACATAGGCCATGCCTGCTGTAAGAGTAACGCCTCCCGTTGCCATCATCGGGACATTCCATTTGCGTAAAAGAGCTTCTGTATCACCATTAGGGATAACTCTTGCACCTTTAGGTAAATGAACAAACTCCGGTCCGTTCTCTCCAACAAGTGATAGACCTCCAGGAGCATTCCTGGTTCCTGATGCAAATCCGGGAATCAATGCCTTAACAGCTGCATCCAAGCCGTTTTTAATAAAGTTAAGGATAACATTCTTTGTAACAGGCTTTTCAGCTTCTTTAGTAATTTCTTTGGCTTTCCCTTTGTCATCAACATCGACGTCTTTCTTAACATCTTTGTCAAGTTCTTTAGTTAGCTTATCAGCTTCTTTAGTTCCATCTTTTATTTTCTGATTGACTCCTGATTGCTCTGTTTGAATGTTTTGTATTTCGCCTTTAGTTTCTTTATACTTTCCGAGCGATTGCTGAAGGTTGTCCAGCTCCTTCTGTTGCTCTGCATTTAAACCGCCTTGGGCGTTTTTAACGTTGTTTAGTTCACCAATACGTGATTGGGTTTTATTGATTGCCTCATCGAGTTGTGCAATGCCTTTTGCCCCTTCTTCATTGATGCCGACCGATTTCAAATGGAGATTAACCAACTTGTCGTACAAAGCAGCTGTTTTATTAATCTCTTCCTCAGTTTTTTGAACGCTTTTTTGCTTTTCCGAGACTTCATCGGCAAGTTTCGCTATCTTATCATTTTGCCCACGCAGTAAATGTTCTTGTCGAGTAATCTCGTCTTGTGTCATTTGTGCTGCGGCCTCTTGACCTGCATTTAATTCGTTTTGCTTTTGAAGCTTCAGATCATCAATCGTTGCTTCGATTTGACCTCTTTCTCTAATCGCTTCATTCCGTTCTTTTTCCTTTTCGACCATCTCTGATACCGCATCGATATAGTCTCGAATATTTCCGTCCAATTGTGCCTCTGCCTTGATCCGCTGATTCTCCAACTCAAGGGAGATCATTTCTCTTAACTTTTCGTTAGCGACCCCGATAGCATCGGCATTGCTTATAATGGCATTTCCGTGTTCGGATAAAGAGGTGGTGACATCTGGGACTTTTTCAATCAATTGATCGTTTAAGCCTAACATCTCGGCCATTTCATCGTTTGTTAAGCCTGATTTTTCTTGTAATTGAGCCTGTTCATCAGTCAATGCTTGTATTTGCTCAGCTGTTCCACCTAGTTCCAATTCACTCTGAATATCCCGGAAACGAAGTAATTCATCATTTGATAACTGATTTTTTGAGGATAGCGATTCAAATTTACCTGCTAAACCTTCCAAATCTTGCTGTTGTTTAATTAATGTTTCAGTATGTTCAAGGTTTACCTCTTTGGATTTTTCCACTGCATCTTTGTAGGCAAAAAATCCTGCTGTTGCTAACCCTAATCCAGCTACCGTTAATCCGATCGGACCTGTTAGAGCCGAAATAACCGCTGCAAGACCTGTGCCAGCGCCAAGTGCTGGGAGTAGAGGTGCCACTGCGCTTGCTACTGCGCTAATACCCGTTGCCATTGTTCCGATGGCTAGAATAACCGGACCCGCAGCAGCAGAAATTCCGCCGATAGCTAACACGACGTTTTGCCCTGCCGGTGACATATCCGCAAAAGCCCCTGTTACCTTGCTGGCAACATCTGCAACCTTTGGTAATACATTATCTGCAACATCAAGAAGGGCATCGCCAACAGGCTGTATGTCCGTTAAAAAATCTCGCCATATTGTTTTAGCCCTAGCTCCGAAATTATTGTTTAGTGCGTCACTTGCTCTTTTTGTGGCTCCCTCCACATTATCTAGACCTTGGCTTGCTTGTAGCAGAGCATTAAAGGCTGATTCTCCAAGGTCCTCGTACTGAGTTCCAAAAAGTCCAACAGCAACCGAGTTTCTTGTTGTCTCATCTTTTGTGTTTTGGAGTGCTTTTACCACTGTTTCAAACGCTTTTTTAGCTATTTCTCCGCCTTTATTAAACTGATCGGTCATTTCCATGGCATTTAATCCAAGGGCCTCGAATGCAGCTGTACTCGTTTTAGATCCATCTTTAGTACGCAATGAAAACTCCTTCATTGCGTCCCCGACTTTATCAAGCTGGAAAGCTCCACTTTCTGCGCCACTCTTTAGTTTGGCAAACATATCATCGGCACTGAATCCTAATTCAGAAAAATAAGTGCTATACTCAGAAATAGTATCTAAAAATTCTCCGCTGAAATTCAGATTTTCTTGGAATCCTTTGGTTAGGTAATCCATAGCTTCAGAGGCTGTCATCCCAAACTGTTTCATTAGCACGTTAACAGCTCTTAGTGCTTCTTGCTGATCTGCCCAGCCTCTTTTTTCAAACAGGTCTAATCCTCGTGTGACATTGGAAAGGTCCACTTTACTCAGGTCCCCAAGAACTTTACTTACCCCCGCAACTTTTACTGCGACACCTTCCATACTGTCGCCAAAGCCATCTTTCCAGAGGTTTTGCGCTGTTTGTTGCAATTTTTCGGCTGATGCTCCGGTTGTGCCTATCTCAGCCTGAATAACACCAGCTGCCGCGTCAAAATCAAGTGCAGCCTTTCCAGCCAATGTAGCAAACCCCGCTAATGGAGCAGTAATGGAGGCAGAGAGAGTGGTTCCTATCCCTTGCATTTTTTGTCCGGCATTGCTCAATGCTTCTCCCGCTTCTCCTACTCTGTTCGAAAGCTGTTTCCACTTGTCTGACTGGTCATCAATTTCAGAGTTAATGCCGTTCAATTGATTTTCAACACGGTTCATAGCAGCAACGGCAGCGTTATAGGACCTTGCAAGTCTTACTGTTTCAGCAGCATTCTCGCCGTTTGCTTGTGCTGATTCATCATATTGCCGCTTTAACTCTTCTACCTTGGCTTTATGCGTGTCTAAGGTTCTTGTTAAGACGTCTGCTTTCGCTCGTAAAGAATCCAAACTGCTTTCAAACTTATCAGTACCTGTAGATATCGCCTTAAACTCGGAATTTAATGCACTGATCCTGCTATTAACGTCTTTCAATCCCTGACTAAAATTTATGCTATCTAGCGATAAACCTACTCGTATTTCACCAACATTTCCTGATCCTGTCATATATTCACCTCCTACAACCACGGTACTTGGTCCGCATACCTGATAGTCTCGGGCTTATTAATATCAAAAAGATAAAAAATATCAGCCTCATCGATCTGCCCGAGAGTCCATCCCTGTTTCACCATGCTGCGGTAAAAATCTTTATTGATTTTGTGCATTTCATTGAATGTTACTTTTTTTTAGTTTCGGCTGTTTCGTCTGTCGAAGGAAGGAATAACCCTTGAATGGTGGACATTACTTGGTCAAATGGAATGCCTTCGTAGAATTGCTCTAGTGTGAATTGGTTTTTGAATGCCAGGACAACAAGTCCTACAAACTCATCTAACTCTTCTAAAGTTAAATTGTTCAGATTCTCTGCTTTTGCTTGCAGTTCAATCCATTTTCTCCACACAAGACCGGACACAAAAGGAATTGTGAATACTTTTCTCTCGTCATTAATATATAAAGCCAATGATTTCATATAAATCCTCCTAATCTAATAAAAAGAGCCGCCTAAGCGACTCTCGTATTCTTAAACAGTCGGCTTATAAACAGTTGTAAACCAGTTAGTTGCTACAGTTGTAAGGGCCGCTGGTGAATCGTGGTGCGCTCTCCATTTCCCATCTGCACGAGAAACGAATTTCCCTGTGATGGTAGGTGTCTGGAATTCAACGCCTGATCCTTTTGTGTTACTTGTCATTGCTGGTGGCTGGAAGCGTCCTTTGAAGTAAGCATAATAACGGAAACCGCCATCCTCGAAAGGTAGACGGAATAATAAGGCTCCATAAGGGGCCACATCATTTATATTGTCCTCGATAACACCTTCTGCGTTTTTAGTAGTACCCATTAATAAATCGTACTCTGCTGGTTTTAAGTCAGTCGTATTTATCGAAATGTCTATATCGCCAAGTGCTGTAGCGACAGCAACCGCACGGTCATCACCGTATAAAGTTGTAATGGTAAAATTCGGGGTTACAGATGCTGAAATAGCTTCTGAAAGCTTTACAGGAGCCGCATATGTTCCTGCCGCCTCATCAGTAAGTTTGGCAAAATATAAATCTCGTAAACCTATTGGATATCCCATTTTACATCCTCCTAATTAATAAAATTAAAACGGAACACTTTGTGAAAGATTTTAGTATCTTCCTCATAGAGTTCCGTTTCATATGTTCGGATAAATCCGATATTGATAAGTGTTTCTTTCACTTGTCGTACTAAGTCGGTATAATCACCGACTGACCAGATATCGACTTGCACTGCATGATCAGATTTTAGTTCTTTATCGTCGCCATACAGTGCCCCGTTCACCGCAAACTCGAAAAAAGTAATGTACGTTGTAGCCTGTCCTGTGTAATGCTGGAAAGCAACAGGAACGTCTAAAGGTTGAAGCATAGAAATAATTAAAGAGTTAAGGCTCATAGTCCCAACTCCTCTATAATTACACTTTTCATTTTTTCCTGCGCGTAATTCTTTTCGCTTTCAAAAGATCTGCCCACAACAGGATTTGCTTTCATTTTTGATGTTCCCAGCTCTTGAAATTTCATGTAAAAATGGTCTTTATGGAAGCCTACAATCCGCAGATCACCGTCAACATCGACAATGACATTATCCGCTGCGTGGTCATCTCTGCGACTACTTCTGTTTGTTTCGGCTGCTATTTTTGATCGTAATATTTCAGCACCTTCATCTAGAGCCCGCGCCTTTGTTTCATCGACGTTTTGACTCATCTGCTGGAGCTGTCTTAATAACTGATCCATACCGTTTACTTGGACGCCCATTTTACATCCTCCTTAAATACGGTATGCTGCAACAGTCACACTTGTAACAGCTGAATAACTTATATTCAACCTTGAATTTTCGTTATTGAATCTTTTAATGTCAAACGGTCCGATGATTTTCTCATCGCCAGCAGGGATGGACACCGTTAAATTGTGATCGAATCCCTGGTTGCATTTTTCAACGGAATCAATAGTTACATCAATTGGAGATGAACCGTCGTTTTTAACATGCACAACTGTTCTGCCATCGTTAGATGGTGTATCTCCGGCCACATCTGCAGCAATAAAGTTAGGATCTACTCCTAACTGTGATAACTGCTGTACAGTTATATTTGCCATGTTATTAGCCCCCCATTTAAATTTTCTCTTTGCAAATAATCGTTAGTGTTTTGTTTCGCTCATCATCGTTGATAATAGATTCAATCTCAAACTTACGAGTCTTAAAGACTATCCTCATGTCTGCATTCAATCCAGTAGTGTAACGGATGACAAAACGTGTCGTATTTTCATTTTGTGTAGAGGCTGCCTGAACATATTCACGCCCCTGCAGAGTTTTAATCATCGCCCAAACTGATTTATATTCGCTCCACCTTTGATCTTCCGGTAAAGGAAAACCGTTATCATTTACAGCATCGTGGTTGTATTGTTGGAACGTGATTCTATGTTTAAAGAGACCAGGATTCATACTGAATCACCTAAACAATTAAATAAATATCAATCTGTTTGCCGGCTATCGAGCTATTGATATCAATCGTATTCTTTTCAAGCTCGTCAACATCTACTACAACAGTAGGCGCTGTAGCCTCTTCTGTCCCGTCGTAGTAAGTTTTTAAAACAGTGTTATGGGTAAGTAGGTATGGTAATCCGAAAATATCACCCCAACCCACACTTACTGAGTCAGTGACAACACCTGCAGTTGTATTTGCTGAAGAGGCAGCATCGGTAATCCCTGCGCTTGTATCGTTTGCTATAGCGATATTCAAAGTAGTATCATTTGCTGCAGGAACTTTTGCAGTAAGAATAATTTTATCAGTCGCTCCACTAACAGCGAAGTGAGCTGAAATATTAGCATTTGCGGCTAAAGCTGTACGCATTTTACCTGCGATGGCTGAAGCATTATCATTTAAAGCTACTGCAACAGTAATCTCTTCATCTGCTTCAAATAGTGCGCTCGTAACTGTAACACTAGCATTCCCAGCGGTTGTGATGGTGCCTACTACCGTAGCTGTCTCAACTTGTGCAACCGGAGTATGGACTTGAAGAGGTAAGTCAATTTTACTGACCGTCTTGAAAGCAAGCGCTCCGTCAACGGCAGTAGTGCCGTTAGCTGTAAGTTCTTCAGAAATGACTTTCCCAGCGTAGTTGGTCCCTGTGATTTTTACCTTTCCATTGATGCCAGCAACATTTCCCGCAATGCGTATATTACGAGCAACAGCAGGATTCGTGATTCCTGTCGTGATTGCTTGTGCTACCGCACTTAAATTCATGGCCGCATGAATACCGTTCGAACTCGCAGCAGGCGCTTTCGTATCAGGTATTTGAAAATGGGCTAAAAAAGCTCGATCGCACGCTACTGCTGGCGAATCTGTTGTAATCCTTTGCCCGTGTTTATGGCTATATGGTGATAACATAATTAATCCTCCTATACTGATGATTCGTGGCAATATTTAAGTTGTAAAAAGATACTTTCTAAGCTAAAAGCAAGCTTATCTGCCTTCCCTATCGGCTCCCTGTTCTCATACCAGTGATTAACAAGAAGTTTCAGAGCCAATTTATACAACTCGTTTGTTACATCTACATCCGGTCTTGTTCCGTTTATAATAAATATTTGGGCAGCCGAAATAAGAGGAGTGAGTATAGAATCGTACTCACTCCCGTCTGCTCCTAAATACCCTTTAACTTCTTCCAACATGGGTATCAGCCCCTATTAAGCTGTAATATCAAATTGAGCATAAACAACAGCTTCATCATCCCAAGCCGTAACATCCTCGCGTTCAATTGCACGGAATTCAGTAGTATTTGTTCTCCAAGCGCTTCCGCCCTCTTTGGTCATATCGATGGACATTTGTTCTCGATCCCAAAGAATGATCGCTTCTTTTAAATCTCCGATAATAAACGGTGCAAGACCTTCGGCAGTTGTGGCAATCGTTTTATTAGAAAGAACAACCACAGGGCGCCCTTTGATAGCCTTCCCTGAAGGACTTGTAATATCATCTTCAAGAAGGTATTTACCGTTAGCATCCTTTAGTGTGTCAAGATAGTTAAACCCGTCCTGGTTAGTGAAGATATTAGCCACCGCTGAAAAGGCAGGATCTAGTGTTACGTTTACTGTTTTCTTGATTCCATCAACGACGTCACCTTCAATGACTGTTTTAGTCATGGCGTTTAAGACAGCTAGAATCAAACTGTTACGAGTGGCTTTTGATTTTTTCGCGATCCATCTCTTTAAGTATTCTTCTAAAGCTTGATCAGTGTCATTTAAAAGATCATTTGGAACAGGGAGGAACCCTGCATAATCTTCAATTTCATAGGAAATACGGTCAAATTGTGGCGATGCAATTTCAGCCATCGCATTTGGATTACCGTACTCAGATAATGGCGCGAACGGAGTCGCATCAGCACGTTTTTCAAGTGTGCGTGCCCCTTTGTTGGTACGAACTGGTTCAACCGTTACGTACTGCTCTAAGTTATCAACAGTATTTTTCAATTCGTTGATGGCAGTAGTAATATCCTCTGGAACTATATATCCGCCATCTTGACCGGTACCTTCAGAAAGAGCAGCTTTAAATCCTTCCATTACGCTCATTTCAGATTCAGAAAGTTTCTTTCCTCGTAAAGCTTTGAAGAAAATCGATTTATATTCTGCTTTTGGCTCCTGTGGATCTTGTGGAGGATTTAACCCGGCCTGTGGTTCTTGAGGATCAGGTACCTTTAGATTTTTCATCTCCAAATAGTTATCGAGAGCCGCTTTTGCTGTTTTAGCTTCCTCGATCTTTGCTTTTGCTTCTTCTTGCTTACCTTCACCCATTAGAGATTCAGCTTCCGCTTTTAAATCGGCAACGTTTTGACGAAGCTCTTGCTCTTTCTTATCCATTCCAAAGTGCTGCAAATTTAACTTTAAGATAAATTGTTTTTTCATGATTATGCCTCCTAATTAAAATAGACCTACAGCATTAGTAGATCTAATTCGTTTTGTAATTTTAGTTTTGATTCATTGCTTAATTCTGCATTTACCGTCTGTTTTTGCTTAATTTGTTGCAATTTTGCCACCAATTTATTTGGTGTTTTGTTATATTTATCGAAATAATCACTGGCACATGCTGCGATCTCTTTTGCTTCTGAGACTTCTACATTGAAATATTTCTCTGCTTCATTTCCGTTTAGCCAGGTCTCATCCTGTACCATCTGCCTAATTAACTCAATGTCCGCACCTTCTTTTAGATTTTCAGCGTAAACATTCATAATTCCAGTTTCAATCGCATCCAAGTCCTCCGCCATCTTCCGGAAATCAGAGGCATTACCTGACGTCCAACTCCACGGTTTATGGATCATTAGAAACGCATTTGATGGTATTACCACCTTGTCGCCTGCTAAAGCAATTACAGAGGAAATAGAAGCTGCTAAGCCGTCCACATAGACTGTTTTAAATCCTTGGTGTCGTTTTAGCATGTTGTAGATAGCAATTCCCGCAAATACGGACCCGCCTCCACTATTTACATAAATGTTTAGGTCTTTGCCTTTAACTCCGTCAAGGAAGTTTCTGATTGACTCGGGATATTGATCTGCATCATCCCAAGCCCCCCACCAACTACTAACTATATCTCCGTAAAAATACAACGAAGGTGTTTCGGATTCCGCATTCTTGATTTCAACGAACTCATTCTTCACCGCCCTCACCTCCTTCCGATGCTGCACCGCTTTTAGCCTTTTGGTATTCCTCAATAAGGTCTAATGTAGTAAAGTTTAGGCTGACAAAATGTTTATCTCCGCCTTCGATGGCGTCTTGTTCTTCCAGTGCCCTGACTTCATTAATGGACATGGCACCCATCTCAACCATTTTCTTATAGAACTCTGCCCTTGCTTGAGAGTCTCCTCTTAACAGGCTGGTTAGGTTGAATTTAAGATAGTATCTCTTTTGTTCAGGCAAAGAAAAACACTTATATCCAAACTCCTGCTCATATTGAATCAGAATAGGACTAAGAGTGTTCTGAATAAAATCTAATGCCTGCTGCTCGATGTTGCTGTGCGTGGATCTGTCCAATTCATTGACCATGTGCATTGGAATGTTGAAGATTGTTGCAATCTCCGCTTTATCAAACTTCATGCCTTCAATGAATTGGGCATCTTTTAACGGCATGCCGATGGATTGGAACTCTAGTCCCGCATCAAGAATAGCAATCCGTTGAGCATTATTAATGCCGGTATACATTGTTTCCCACTCTTCTCGGACCTTACCTTTTGCATCCTTGTTGAGTTGTCCTGGCACTTTAAGGATTCCTGCAGCAGCCGTTCCATTAGCGAAGAATTTACCCTTAAATTTTTGAGAAGCCTGACTGCTTCCGATAGCCTCTCTTGCAATTTCAATTGGTGGTTTGCCCTTTAATCCGTCTGTTGACAAGGAAGTTAAATGGATAATGTCACTTTCAGCAATCCTTGTCTGCTTCCCATTTGGTAAAGTAGTGACATACCACAATTCATTTGTATCGACGTCAATCTTTGGTTCTGTTTTTGCAGGATTAAGCAGCCATAGCGCTTTTGGACGACCGTCAGCACCCCATGAAATGTTTATATAAGCATTTCCCCATGTGTTTCGATGGGTTTCGATTAGATGTTTGAATCTAAAAGGATTTTGATAAGGGTTTGGCCGTTCTTCCAGTAGCTTTGCCACAGCATGTGAAGGATCCCTTTCTCTTCCCTGCTTCGTTTTTCTAAATGTCTGAAACGGTAATTTTGCTACACTATTTGCCAATATGTTGACGCAAGCATAAACTGTAGGGACCTGAAGGGATGAATCTACTGTCACTTTTTCACCGCTGGCTGACTGATACCCGAAAATACTCGTAAACCAAGGAGCAGGAGTAACAAGGTCTGTGGTTTCATTTTTGAAAATGGACCTAAATATCATTTGTTATCACCACCCTTCTCACCTCATTTCCTCGCGATTAACAGACCGAACAATAACAAGAAGGATCCTAGTAAATAATTTCCTACTGTAGATCCAAATTTTTGATATGTGGTTAATAGGATCACGATTATTCCAGCAGAAATAAAAAAATCCTCTAACCATTTTGTTAAAAGACTTTTGAAGAAACTGCTTATTAATTTTTTTAATTTCTTTGCCATTTTTTCACCTACAATGAGAAGTCATCGCTTAGAATGTACTCGTTTAAATCGATCTTATTTTCTCCGTACATTGCCCGGGCAAAAGCGTTGATGACAGCTGCTGCCGGATCGATGCGATTCTTACTTACTTTTTTAGATATCATAATGTTTTCTTGGTCATCCATCTTAATAACAGCATTATTCATGGCCCATTCCAATAGGGGGTCACCGTCATGCCTTATCTTTTTCTCATAAACTTTTTCTCTAAAAGTCTTAGTTGGAATGGATAAACTGGCAATTCTTTGCGGGATTTCTACACAAACAAAGCCCTTATTCTCTAAATTCTGGGCTAAATGCAAGGCATTCCACTTATCGTAGTCGAACTCTTGATGATTTTTATCCCTCGTAAAATTTAATATCCAGTTCTCAACAATGGTGTAATCCACCATTTCACCAGGTGTTAGAGTTAAATATCCTTGCTCTTCCCACAAGTCGTATCGTACCTTATCCGTTGCCATCTTCTCTTTTAACCTGGCTTCTGGCATGAATGAATGCTGCCCGACAATATACTCTCCGTCCTCATCGATGCCCACCCACCCAACACTTGTTAAGTCAGTGGTCATAGACAAGTCACAGCCTATCCACAACGGGATGCCTATCACATCTGTTTCTTTTGACTTACAGGCCTTCCACTTAGACATATCGAGATAGCCGTTGTCTTTTTTATCCACCCAAATGTTCATGTTTTTGGTAAGGAATGATCTCATCTTCTCCGGTACATCAAGCGCTATTTTTAATTCGGAACGAATAGATTCAATCCCTTCTTCATACGTTGAAACAATTGGATTTGCTTTTATCCAGTTCGTCTCGTCCTTGATGTCGTCTCCCTGGTCAAGCTCGCAGATCATGACAAAGTAATCATCGTTTTCAACTTCTGAGTTAGGATCGAGAATCTGGCTTACATAAGTGTATTCACGATAGCACGGTCTTTCCAAATCGAAACCAGCCGTTGTGATGATAAACATCAAAGGCTCTTTACGAGCAACCATACCGGAGGCAAGAACATCGTAAATTTCACTTGTTTCATGGGCGTGATATTCATCAACTATTCCGACTGTAGGGTTTTTACCGTCGCCGGTTTTCCTGGCTTCTTTGGATAATGGAATGATAACGGACTTATTTCTTAAAATCTCAATCTTCCCGTATGCTTCTTTCCACTTTCCCTTGAGCAATACACTTGATGTTATGCCGGCTCTTACCGCTTCATAGACTTCTGAGGATTGGTCCCTTGTCCATCCTGCTATGAATGCCCTTTGTTTTTCTTCTCCCAAGAACGTAATAAATCCGCTGACAATACCAAGGAATTGAGATTTTGCATTTTTACGTGCTACCTGGTCATAAACTTTCCTAAACCGTCTGGCTCCATTTCGCCTTTTCTTAAATCCGAATATGTTAGCACCTTTAAAAAGCTGGTAGTCAGTTAGTTCAACAGGTTCCCCCGCAAGCACCCCTTCTGTGTGCCTGAATTCTCGAGCAAACCAATAAAAATCCTCGACAACTTCCTCATCAAAATAAAAAGGACTATCATCTGTTTGACAGTCCTCGAAATCTTTTAAAAAGCGTTTAACCGCCCATTTATGTTTCTGACAAGCATTTATTTTTCCGGATAAGATGTCATCACAGTAAGTGAAAATTCTTTCTATAATCCAATTCATAGGCGCCCACCAAATCTGCGTTCAGCTTCTGTTCTTGGTGTCTGTTCTTCCTTTTTCGGAATGACTAACTTACATCGAGAAGAGATCGTTAAACCTAAGTCAGAGGCAGCTGACCTACTCTGCTTAAATAACTTGTCCTGTGTACCGACCAAATCTTTATCTAAAATTAAATCCGGATTCTCAAGTAATCTTTTTGTGATGTCAAGATATAGTTTTTTTGCGACTAAGAAACGTGCAAGCGCATCTATATCAAGATTAGTCATGATGCCAATCTCAACTAGCTCCTTAGCGATCTTTTTAAATTCTCGTTTCAAATCTGCAGGAAGGTAAGTAGGCGGTTTGACATTATCAGCCGGTGCTTTTACTTCTTTTGCCTTCCGTTCGTCGATTTCCTGTTTGGTTAAGTGCTTTTTCCCCTTGATTAAGAGTAAATCTGTTGGTTGTCTTGGCCTTGCCATCCCGCTACCTCCTTTCTGAAATTTCATTTAGGGAATTTTGTGTGATCTTGAG